CTATGATTATAAAACTGAAAACCCTTTTAGCATTTATAAAGGAAGTTCTCCATATCTTTATCTATACAAGAAAAAGCGGTATCTAAGTAAGAGGAAGTTTTGATCCATTAGAAAATAGGGGTCTGGCAATTCCAATTAATAAGTCTATGTCTAATGACTATAAGGTCATGTCAATGCAAATTGCTATTAGATATGATCAAAACTTTTTCCCATACACACCAACTCAAATATTTGATATTGAAAGTAAAAACGGAACAATAAAATTCTTTATGCTTTCAGATAGCCCTAGTGGACAAAGAGCAAAGATATATGCAATAAATGAAAATACTGGAGAGTTAGAAGATGGAATTGTTTTTTACCTAAATGGAAAGATTGTTAATGACCCAGTAATCACAACAAAAGAATGGGCATTTCTTGGAATATCTTTTTCTAACCTGCTAAACTTTAATGGTTTTGTTGGATCTATTAGAATAAATGGTCCATTGCTAGTTAATCTTATTTCAACATATAAATCTACTAATTTGCAGGAAGTTCAAAATGTTAGAACTAGACCATGGTTTAAGGTTAAGTATGCAGGCCTTCTTGCTCTTAACTGGGACTTCTGGGATATAGCATATAAATGGCAGGGGGTATTAGTTATATCTTCAACATCATACTATGGAGCAAATCCAGGAGATATTTATAAGGCCTATGCTGGAACCAATAAGGTTATTGTTGATGATTACAACCCATCTGAAACAAATCCAAAGGTTTTATCGTTTAAAGATTACGAATATAACTTCTATAGTGATATTGAGTGGCAGAGTTCAACCCAAAATGCTGTTTAATATGGTATACTTATGGTTATGAATCTTGAAAATCCAAAGAAAAAGCGTAAGTCTCTACCCAAAATGAAGGGGCAAGTTGGTGAATCTCGTGCAAAGATTATTGAGAAGCACTATGACTGGGGCCTATATGTTTATAAAAAGGCAAATGGCAAGTGGTTCACAGATGGTAATGGATCAGTTTTAAACATTGAGTCCATGAAGGGTGACATTATGCAAATCTCCAAACTTAAAGAAGCAGCAAAATATTACGGAGATGAAGGAGATGGCACATGCGTATTTGTACCAGGACTCACAAGGATTTCAGAAGAAGAATACTCTGAACAAAAACAAAGACTTTCAGAAGGACTTATCCCTTCTATGAATGATTTAGGTGCATGGAAAGCAGCACAAGACACACACGACAAGTATGGAAGTGGTGACTAATGTCTGACCAAAACGAATATATAGTTCGTGCTTCAATGGATGAGTTTCCACAAGAAGCAGATGTTTTTAAAGAGCAGGATCCATTTAATAAAACTTGGGACGAACTAAAAGGTCTGTCTGGTTTAGATAATAATTTTAAGCGCCGTGCTGGAAGAATTGCAAAGGGTGAAGTAACTCCACAATACATGGATAGCGCACTTGCAGTAAGAACTGGAAAAGACGGGGCAAAGTCAAAAGAAATTAATCCAGGAACAATCTATAGAAATGGCTACGGACTGTTTGATGTAATTACTCCACCATGGAACCTATATGAACTTGCAAGTTTTTATGATACATCATTTGCAAACCATGCTGCAATTGATGCAAAGGTAGAAAACATTGTTGGACTAGGGTATGATTTTGAAATATCTCCAAGAACAATGTTAAAGTTGGAGACTGCTCAGCCAACAACTGCTCAGAATGCTCGTAAAAGAATTGAACGTGCAAAAGTAGAACTAACAGACTGGCTAGAAAGTTTAAACCAGGAAGATTCTTTTACAACAATTATGGAAAAGGTTTACACCGATGTTCAGGCTACTGGTAATGGCTATGTTGAAGTAGGTAGAACAGTAAAGGGTCAGATTGGATATATTGGTCACATACCAGCAGTAACAATGCGTGTGCGTAGACTGCGTGATGGATTTGTTCAAGTAATTGGAAATAAGGTTGTATACTTCCGTAATTTTGGAGCAACAAATCCAAACCCAGTAACAGCAGATAATCGTCCAAATGAGATCATACATTTTAGAGAGTACTCACCACTAAACACATTCTATGGTGTTCCAGATATTATTTCAGCAATCACTGCACTACAGGGCGACATGCTTGCATCACAATACAACATTGATTATTTTAGCAACAAGGCTGTGCCTAGATACGTTGTAACTCTTAAGGGTGCAAAACTTTCTGGAGAAGCAGAAGACAAAATGTTTAGATTCTTACAAACAGGAATGAAGGGGCAAAACCACAGAACACTTTATATTCCATTGCCAGGAGATTCCGACACTAATAAAGTTGAGTTCAAGATGGAGCCCATTGAGAATGGTGTTCAAGAAGGATCATTTGAAAAGTATCGTAAGCAAAACCGTGATGACATTTTGGTTGCACATCAGGTACCACTTTCTAAACTTGGTGGTTCAGATTCATCGGCTATCGCAGCAGCGCTTGCACAAGATAGAACATTTAAAGAGCAGGTTGCAAGACCAGCACAAAGAGAACTTGAAAAGCCAATTAATAAAATCATTCGTGAACAAACTGACATTCTTCAGTTTAAGTTTAATGAACTTACACTAACAGATGAAATTGCTCAATCACAAATTCTTGAGCGTTATGTAAAGAACCAGATTATGCTTCCTAATGAAGCAAGAACAATTTTGCGTATGCCACAGCGTGATGGTGGGGATCAGCCACTAGATCTTAAACCACAACAAGCAGCAGATGCAACTACTACAAGGGCACGAGATGGTCAGAGAGCAAATAATCAGTCGGATGGATCAGCAACAGTTGCTGGCAGAAATCCAAAGGGTGAAGGTAGAAAATCTGACGAACTGTCTGAATTGTCCGAATAGTAAGATATTGTTAAAAAAGGGTTTATAATATAATGGTGAGCAATATAACTAAGGCCCATTGGAATTCGGATGGGGACAATTTGCGTCTTTCAATGCCTTTTGCAAAGGTAGACAAGGAACGCCGTATCGTTTCAGGTTTTGCGTCTCTTGACAATATTGATAAGCAAGATGACATTGTAACAGCAGAAGCATCACTAGATGCGTTTGCAAGATTCCGTGGAAACATTCGTGAAATGCATCAGCCACTTGCAGTGGGCAAGATGGTTTCCTTTAAGGAAGATAAGTATTTTGATCCAGAATCTAAGAAGTTTTATTCTGGTGTTTTTGTTTCTGCATATGTTTCAAAGGGTGCTCAGGACACTTGGGAAAAAGTTCTTGACGGAACACTAACTGGTTTTTCAATCGGGGGACGAATGAATAAGTGGGATGACGCTTATGATGAGAAGTCAGATAAAACAATTCGTGTTATTAAGCAATATGATCTTGTTGAGTTGAGTCTTGTAGATTCCCCAGCAAATCAATTTGCAAACATTGTCTCTGTTGAAAAAGTTGATGGAGTAGATATCATCAAGGCCGATGAAACAGTATTAGAAAATGTATTTTATGACAAAGAGGCTGGACTTGTTTTGGTCTCTGAAAATGAATCAGAAAAGAATCCACTAACTGGATCTCAGATGGAAAATATAGGTTTCGTTGAAAAAACGGATAATGAAAAAACAGATATGATAAAGTTCTTAGTTGATAGTGCTAAAGGCATTAATACTTCTAAGATTAACAAGGAGGTCAATCCTATGACAGAAACAACAAATGAAGTAGTAGAAGAAATCGTTGAGAAATCAGACGCTACAGTTGTAGAAACACAGGTCGCTCCAGAGGCTATTGTCGAAGAATCAACAGAAGCAGAAAAGGCTATGAAGCCACATGCAGATGAAGAAACTCCAGCAGAAGATGCTAGCGAAAAGCCAGCAGATGAAATGGAAGAAGACAAAGCAAAGAAGTCAGACGATGTTGCAGCAGCAGTTGCTTCAATCAATGACAATCTTACAACAGCCTTTAGCGATCTACTATCAACAGTTAAGTCTTTGCAGGCAGAAGTAGAACTTCTCAAGTCTACAAAGGTCGACGTTGATGCAGTACGGAGTTCATTCGAAGAAGTTGCAAAAGATATTGCAGCAGCAAAGGGTGAAGTAAATGAATTTGGTAAGCGTGTAGATGCTGTAGAAGCGGATACTGCTTTCCGAAAGTCTGGTGATCTCGGTGAGATTATTCAGGATCAGCCTGAAACGGTTGAAAAATCCCTATGGGGCGGACGTTTCCTCAAAACAGCCGATCTATTTAATTAGAAAATCACTTGGAGGTGAAATAAATGTCAGAAGAAATTATAAAGAATCAGCCAGGTACATCTGGTAATATCGGTGGAACTGCACCAGGACTCTATCAGGGTCAGGGAGCATTTGCATCAGGATCAGATACAGCAGCAAACGTACCAGGTAACTACACTGATGGTGGTGTACTAGGAAATATTCCTACAGCACTCTCAGGAGTAACATCAGGACCAAATGCAGTAAATCCTTCAGGTGAGGCCGCTAGCGGAATCCTTCGCCCTGAACAAGCACGTCAATTTATTGATTACGTGTGGGATGCAACTGTACTCGCTCAAGACGGACGTAGAGTCACGATGAGAGCAAACACCATGGAACTTGAAAAGGTAAACGTTGGTGAACGTGTTATTCGTTCTGCTGCACAAGCAATCGGAGATTACACAAACGCTGGAGCAACTTTCTCAAAGGTTGAATTGACTACAAAGAAGATTCGTCTTGACTGGGAAGTTACAGCAGAAGCACTTGAAGATAACATCGAAGGTGCAGCACTCGAAGATCACATCGTTCGTCTTATGACAAACGCTTTCGGTAACGACATCGAAGATCTCGCTATCAATGGTACAGGAGACTCTGACGACGGAGCATTCCTTGGTATCATGAACGGTTTCGTAAACCGTGTAAAGACTGAAGGAGACGCTCACGAATCAGTAGTAACTGTTTCAAATGGTGGATGGACTCCAGAAGTTATGCAGAACATTATCCTAGCAATGCCACGTAAGTACCGTGCACTTAAGAATAACCTTAAGTTCTACGCAGGTACAGATGTGTTCCAGGGTATCGTTAAGAACAACGGTACACTTGCAGATGCAATCGCAGAAGCATTTGGATCACACGCTGGTGCAGCAGGTACACCTGCTAACCGTCAAGCATACCTTGATGGAAATGGACAGACATTCGGTGGAGCACGTACAACTCGTGTCCTCGGAATCGACGTACAAGAAGTTCCTTACTACCCTGCAGGATATGTCGACTTGACATTCCCACAGAACCGTGTATGGGGCTTCCAGCGTGACATCACTGTTAACCGTGAATACAAGCCAAAGAAGGACACTGTAGAATACACAGTCTTCGTTCGCTTCGGTATTCAATGGGAAGAACAGGATGCAATCGCATTCGCTGACGCTGCATCAGATTCATAATCTGTAACAGTAAAGATTTGGGGGAGTAGGAGTTAACGCTCCTGCTCCCCTTATCAATTTAATGATATAATACTATTTAGGAGGAATAAAATGGAAAATTTAAATAATCCAGTTGAAGAAGAAAAGATTGATGCTCCTGTTGAAATTGTTGAAGCACCAGTTGCTGAAGAAGTAACTCCAGAACCAGTTAAGGTTGAAGAGGCTCCAGAAGCA